CTCCCTGTAGATTAAAGTGATAGAGTAAGAGTTTCTTATCTAGTGTATAAAGTGTACTATAAGATTTAAGAATTTCATAGACACGTTCTTTATCTACATTAAGTCCTTCATCATGATCTATCGGAACTATGAATCCATGCTTGGAATTAGTAGGCCTTATGTATACAGCTACTGTAGAAGTAAGTTTAGGATGATAAAAATAATTAGAAGGAACTATGTCTACATACCCTCCTAATCTACCAAAGCTCTGTAACCTTTCTAATTGAGTATCAGTCTCAATAATATAAAACATATATAACCTTTTTAGTAAGATAAGATAAAAATCTTAAACTACAAACTGTCCATAATTATTTAAAAAAGAAGATAGTCCTTGAATTGTTTTTTCTGCTTCTAAAACGGCTTCTTTATTTTTAGCTTTTGCTCCAAAATAAATATAAGGTCCTTTATTAAGATTTTCTAGAGGTTTACTAAGTTCCCAACTTATCACTACTGATTCTGTATATAATTCATTAGAAAGTTTTATATAGTTTTTATAACTTACTTCAACAATCTTATTTGTTCTTTTATCTTGGACAATATATCTCTTAAAAGTACCTTTTTTATAATCTTCTTCAGTCGGTACTATACGGTCGCTTTTAAATTTTGCAGTAAGAGTATGTTCGTCTGGTCCTCCTCTTAGATCTATAAGTTTTTTAGATTTAGAATTAAAAGTTTTTCCTTCATAAACATTTCCTTTATAGGTTTCTATATAACTACCTACATACCTAGATCCATCAGATTTAGTAAATTCTCCTCCTTTTGTAAATTTAACGATATATTTTGATTTTGGTAAATACATATAGTTTAAATTACAGCCCAGTGCCAGTGTTTTCCAGTACCGTTATGTGATATAGGGTAATAAGTTCCATCTACAGTCAAATTTAGTTCAGGGGTCATTTTGTGTGGTACTATTGACTGTATACTTTTACTAACCTCAAGCATTAACCTAGTAGCATTAATCCAAGCTTGTGTGCTATCTGTTTGATTAATAGCAATATCTAAGGCATTACCTTCTGGGTGCTTTCCTTTTTTATGGTGTCTATCATTTCCTGCTGTAAATCTATATAATTTTCCTGCAGGGTTTTCTATAGAATTATCTATAAGGTTTGTAGATACTGGATCTAGAGTGGTAAAATCGTAGACTTGAGGATTATTAAGTTCTGCATCATTAGGATTATTTCTCATAAAAAGTGCGACTTTAGCAGGATTTTTTAAAAGCATATTTGCAATTACAATAATGTTACGGCCTAATTTAAGAGTTTTTTCACTTATATCCTCTCCTGAGCTATTTAATTCTGCTCCTTTTTCCGCAAATAAATTAGGATACCCAGCTATATATTTTCTCAATTCAACTGCATTTGGAAATAATATTTCACTATCTAAAGCAGTTTCACCAACATCTAATAAGGTTCCTGCCTGTATTAATTCTTCTACTACACTAGTATCGTATTCTTCTTCTTCTAAATATTTTCCAGTGATAATCATTTGTGAAGTGATACTAGTTACCCATCCAGAAGAATCTATTTTATTATCTATACCGGTAACAACAAAACTAACATTATTTTTATATCTTGATGGTAAAAGTCCTGGTGCAACATTAAAAATATCAGTAATCCGTATACCAGAGATTCCTAATAAATCGAATTTTAATTCTATTGGAATAATACCAGGAGGGTTTTTTCCTTGTTTTATTAGAGTATTTTTCAAAAATAAATTAGTAACTATTCTATGAGCAGTAATAATATCAACTTCATCTATGTCAGGATCTACTTTAGATTCATTTACTGTTTTGAGATAAGAGTTTAAAATCCTAGCAGCATTAACTATTTTTATTTTATCGTCTTCAGCTACTTCAGCCGGACTTCTTTGTTTTCTTACTTTATCTAAAGTTCTTTGCTCTATGTATCCATCAACGTATCCTTTGTAGAAATTTTCAAAATTAAAAATATCTTCATTTAAAGAACTTCCCCCTGCTGCTGCTCCAACAGCAATCATGTTTGCTAGACTACTAGGAATTACACTTTGCAATGTTATTCCTCTAGTAAGTCCTTTAGAACCAAAAAGATCCCAAGTATACGTTACATTATCATAACTAGGTGTACCTTTTCTATCGCAAATAAATTTAACCTGGTCTCTATCTTCTATAGAAAAATTATTTATATTTGATAAACTTTTTGCAACTGATTTAAGAACTTTTTCAACAAGTTCATAGATCCCGGTATCTTGCACATCTGTTTTTTTAATAAGTTCTGTATATAATTCAGATATAAGATTTACATTAATAAAGATATTTAAAATATCGTTATAGTCTCCATGAATAGAGTTGGCAACTGTATGTGATGTAGAAAAAGTATATTCAAATACTCTTAAATTACTAGATGGAACTGCTATAACCGGTTTAGGTAAAAAACATACTTTAAGATTTGTTGAAATGTGATCAGAGAAAGTAACAAAAGGGCTCTTATTTTCATAAACTACTTCACTACTGTCAATATCAGTATCGTACTTGCCGCAATAAAATTTAACCCACTTTATACCGTCATCAGCTAACATAAAGTGCCTATTAATCATATTTAGAAAACTACCAAAAGTAATATATTTGTAAGAATTAGGGGTACCTGTATTAGGTGGTTCAATACTGAGGGTTAGTGGATTTATCCCTAATGTTTTTAATCTATCGGCTTTTTTTTGTAATTTTTCTAGATCTTCTGTTTTTCCTCGCTCTTCTTTTACTTTAATAATTTCTTCTAAAGAAGCTATCGGAGAAAGACCATCGGAGGGAGTAAGACTAGGTGCAGTATCTAAAATTAAATCTAAATAACCTTTGAAAGTATTAACAGTATTTTCTCCGATAAAATTTTTATCTTCATCATCGGCAGAAACAGTAAAAATAGCAGACAGAGATTCTGCTACTTCTCCATACCCAATCAAATCAACTGAGCAATCATAACTTCCTTCGTCCGTTAAACTCCAGGAATAATTAGATGCTCTACCAAAAAGTACATCGTAATTAAAATTAGAACCGCTTCTTATCTCCTGTACTGCTTCAAGCACGGCTGTAGATCTATGTTTTGCTGCTTTAGGATCTGAAGGCGGTTTATCTCTAAACCATTTTTTATAGTAGTCTATTAAAGTTTCAACTTCGGTTTCATTTCCTTCGTTTTTTAATATAAGAGAATGACCCCATTCTAATAACATAGAATACCCTGGAAGCATATAAAGTTTTTCGAATGTTTCTAATTCTTCTAAACTATTAACTCTAAAATTTACAGTAGCTTTTTTTACTGCACCAAACGTACCGTGAGTTTTTATTGATGCATCTGTTATACCGCCCATAGGCCTGTATCCGTACTGATCAGACCAATTATAAGAACTATTTGAATTGTAGTTTTGTTGGTTGGAATTAAATAAACCTCCTTTTTGATTTTTTACTAAATTATCTCCTGAACCAGATTGAGAAGTTGTTCCACCGAAAAGTACAAAATCTTGCGGTTCGTACGTATCCTCTTCATTAGTAGAGATAATACCTGATGAAAGTTTAACCCATCCGGTATTACTGTTTAAGTAGATTAGATCTTGATCTGTTCTTGAAGTTTTTGCATCTACGACATTACGTCTTTTATCAAGTTGAATTTGTATTCCCTCTTGTAAATTACTGTATATTGTACCTTCTGCTGTCCAACCTAATGACATTATCTTGATGAATTTAAATCTTCGTATAACTCTAAAGCTAATCTTACATCAGCTGGGATCCTTAGTTGCTCCCCAGGTGTTGGTATAAGGGAAGCTTTTTGATAGTTATTACTAGAGGCAATAATCCACCATAGTGATGAATCATTATAAAACTGTAGTGCTAGTTTATCATATCTATCACCAGCTGAAGCAATAACATAAATATCGTTTTCTGTTTCTGGAATAGTAGGGTATATAGCATTTGTTTTATACCTTTTTCCTTCCTTATTTCTATATCTATCTATTTTTTTATACCGTTTCATTAAATAATGTTAAATCCTGAATTTCCTTGATTTAAAGAGAATGAACTTGGTGTAGAAAAAGAGCTTAAATTTGGTGAATCGTTAAATCCTAAATCAGGTGCAGGTGATGTATTACTAGAAGCATTATTTAACACCCCAGAGTCTTTATTAAATTCATCTTGGAATTGTCCATTTCCTTTGAAAAATGGTTGAATTTTATCATTAGTAGTATAATGATAGTACCCGGTTTGAGGAGTAAATGTATGGATTGGAGTATAGTTTAATGATACATCTAATACCATTGGTAACTCTTGAACGTCTGTATCATTTTCTCTTTCACCAGTTATAGGATCAGGGCTATTTAAAGCAATTTCAAAAGGATAAACAGTATTCCAATTGTAAGTCAAATTAGTAATAAATCCTGGAAGTTTATAGAAATAACTACCGAGGGTTAATCTAGTAAAAGTTCCTCTCATAAATCCGTCTTTGTTGTAAGTAGGAGCTAGAGAAGATGCTAAATAATTTAATTTTCTATAGATAGGAGCAAGTTCATGTCTAGTCATAGCTGCAACTTTGAAGTCAACAGTTACGTCTCTTTTAAAATTTAAATAATTATAGAAGGACTCTCCTCTACCCATATAGTTAAATTCACTCCAATTTGAGCTATAACTATCGTTAAAAGAATCGATAAGTGCTCTAAAATATAAAAAAGTACTTATAGGTTTACCGCCGCTTTCTCCAGGTGTAATAACTTCAAAATTAAATTTTACTAAATCTCTAGCTTCACCTGGTTTTTGAGCTTGTTGGTCAAATCCTTCACTTAAAGCTGTTCTTGAAGGACTTAAAAAATTCTTTTTGTCTATTTTATCGAATTGAGGTTTTTTCTCATAAGGAGATACTCTTTCCTCTGCTGTTCTACCTGATATATTTCCTAAGCCTATTCTTTGTTCTAAATGAAATTTTTCTTTTTCAAATTGCTTAAAAGTTTTAGCTCTTACAGGTCCTATTGGTCCTACAACGTCGTCTGGTGTAAATTGAGGGTACTGAGATCCTACTTTTCTACCCCAGTATCTTCCTCCAATTACTGAAGGTCCTGCTGAACCTCCTTCTTTAACTATTCCGGCAAAAGATTTTTCTAAATATCCTGCTCTTTCTCCAAATCCTTTTACAAAATGTAGACCAGTCCCGTTTACTGGTACCTGTAGTAAGGTAGACCCTAATACTTTAACAGTATTAAGAGTTCCTCCTACTAGTCTACCTAATAAAGTTTGTTTACCTTGTGACTGTGCTTGTCCTTTTATTCTTACCTGACTTAATCCTTTTTCATTAGATAAGTATCTAAGTCCTTCAGGTCTAGTCATTAGAGCTGCGATTCTAGCTAGATCATCTGCTCTTTTACCGGCTTGAGTAAACTCATTTCCTCTTTCGGATATACCGGTAGGTATTTTCTTCTGTACAATAGGACCTCGGCCCGAGTTATAGCTACTATACCTTAACTGGTTTAATTGTGTTCCTTCTATGTAATTCTTTAATATCGGCACTATTCAGGTTTATTATCCACATATTTAGCTGGTGTTTTAGCATCTAAGTCTAAATTGCTAACGTCTAATGAGTTTAAGTTATGCATTTTAGAAGTATTTAACGCTCCGGCTCTTTTTGCAGGTGTATTTCCTTTAAGTCCTAGAATTGATTTTGGTAATTGATCGTTTAATATTCCCATGATTGTTTATTTATAAATAGTTTATCTAAAAGCTTCGTATCTATTATCTTTTATTGCTGCAGTAGTTCTTTTACTTTCAGCTAAAAGATTTTTAAAATATTCATTTACTAACTCTTTATCAGCTCCTCTTCCATAAAAAGCATTCGTTCTACCATATAGATCTTTAGAAGCTAATCCTTTATCTAACCCAAATTCAGCGTCTGAAAATCCTAATTGTGCTGCTTGTTGTATAAATGCGTTTGAAATTCCTTTTTTTCCTCTTTTCCCTATTTTTCCTCCTAAATTATCTAATTTACGCATTTCTTCAAAATACTTCTTTTGTGCTGTTTGAACTGCTTTATTTATCTCTTCTTCTGATTTTCCTGATGCTTTTCCAGCTTTTTGTACAGCTGCTGCTATATCATCTGATGCGTCAGTTTGATACCCAGTTCCTGTAAAAAATGCTAATGTATCTAGTACGCCAGGTAAAATATTAGTAAGCATATCTATTACTCCAGAACCTACTAAATTGGCAAACTGATCTTTGGCATTTGTTAGAGCATTATTAAATTTTTCTTGAGCTGATATATTTTTTTCAATCTCTTTAGCAGATGCTCCTTGTAGTATTTGATTTTCTATCTCTCTTCTTTTAGTTTCAGTTGCTGCATTTTCTAGCAACTCGTTATATTCTTTACTCTCTCTATTTAATGCTCTAGTAAGTTGCCTAGCTCTTAATAGTTCGTCCGCATTTAATCCTGTTGCTTTTGCAATCGCACCTTGGATAATAGGGCTCCTTAATTGTTCATCAGTTAAATTTTGAGTTTGCTTCAATACTTCTTCTGTTGCTCCTGCTATATCTCCGGTTACTGCTAATGCTCTAGCTCTTTCAAAATTAAATTGTCTTCCGGTCAATAACTCAGCTTCTAATTCTGACGCTATAGATGATTCAAAATCTAATAAACCTTCGGATATATTTTTAGCCTGACTTAAAGTAACTCCAAATCTTCTTGTGGTTAATACAGCATTAGTAAGTTCGTCAGCACTGAATGCAAAATTTCCTAGGATATCTGCTGATGTTTCTCCTATTTCTTGTAATATAGATTGAGCTGATATAAATATTCCGGTTTGTTTTGCAGCTGCATTTGCTGTATTGTTTACGTTATCGAAAACTGCTTTAGTACCTTGCTCTTGATTATCTAAAGCAATATTAAGTAACGCTGCAGATTCGGCTTGCATACCTACAAACTTAGTTAAAAAAGCTTGTTCGCCAGCTTGCTCATTTAGATTTCTAGTAACTGCTCCTGTAAACTGTACTAATTGAGACTGAGCTTCAATTAAATCTTCAGTAATATATGACGTAGAAGTAAGTACATCATTTTGTCTCTGTAGCTGTTCAACTAAGTTTTCGGCGTTATCCTTTGATACACCTAGGTTTTTAGCTACACTTGTTGTTAGTTCATCAGCTCTAAACATAGAGCTAACTATAAAATGAAATATTTTTTTAATAGCTGCTATTGCTGCCAATATAACAGTGCCTCTTTCTAGATTTAAAAAAGCTTTTTTAGCACCTTCAGCAAAAGCTTCTATTCCACTTTTACCATCTTGAACAGCTAAATTAATTGCTTTAGTAGCTTCTTGTGCATTAAATAAAGTACCAAGAAAAGGAGTATCTGCTAATGCTTGAAATAACTTTCCTCCTAAACCTGCTTGTTCGTTTATATCTTCCTGATATTTTAAAATACTCTCGTTTACTTCTTCAGCATCTTCATAAGCAATATTTAAATCGTTTTGAAGGCTTTCCATTTCTGCAGAGTCTTCAAGTCCGTTTTTTACTAATAATTGTCTTCTGTACTCAATTTCAGATATACTGTTCTGCATTTTAACCTGTAGTTTGAGTATATCAGAAATTTTTCCTCTTCCTTCTAAAGTATCTTTAAGAGTTTTTCTAGTAGTTGCTAAACTACTAGCAAATCCTCTCACAGATTTATTTATATCTACTCTCAATTTTGAAAGTACAGCGCTATCTAACTCATTAGAAGTATCTTTTACTTGACGTTTTAATTTAGTATTAATGTTCTCGAATATACTAATTACTGTATCCTCGATTACACTTACTGAATCGATTACGTCTTTTTTAAATTCGTCTTTATTAAAATTAGGTTTATCAGCCATATAGGTCTATATGATATAAATAGGATTACATCTATTTTTTAGAGCCCTTCGAGGTGAAAGAAGGTTGAATATTAGGACCTAACGTGTTTTGCTTTTTAGGCGAAGCTTTTTTAGACTGTTCGGCAAGTTTAGATTGGTAATCGTTTATTTTTTTAAAAGTAAAATTTCTAAGCCAAATAGGCATATTATAAACATCGGACCAGCTATATCCTCCATTACCAAAATAAACTATGTTATGAATTTGAGTGAATATACCAGCTCTATATTCCGGAGTCAGGCCAAAAAAAGTCTATCCCTATCGGGACCTTAAGAACCTCCTCCCTACCAGCTCTGTTAGTAAACGTATAGCTTAAATCTATGTCTGGGTTTATTTCTGCGTAGTATTTTCTTATAGCTCGAGCATCTTTCGCAAGTAAAAAATTATCAACAAAATGTCTAATATCTTTTTTCTCTCTCATTCCATTTACCGAAGTAATTAAGTGTTTTAATCTTGATGTTAATTCAGTATTGCTATCTTTATTAATTTTTTTGTTTCCTTCTACTTCTTCAACTATTGCTTTTTCGTCTGCTCCATTTAAGCATTTTATAGTAACTATATTATCTGTATTAGGTAATTTAAATTCAAATTCATTATTACTATTTTCTAATAAATTATAATCTACTTCTTTAGTTCCTAATTTAGTTAAATCTACTGTGATTTTTTCACCGCCATAAATAACATCATAATCTTTACCGTAAGAAAGAATTCTTATAGCAATCATTAAAGCGTTTTTATCTCCTACTAGAATTTCATGAAGTTTAATATTTTTATTAATAATAATAGATTCTAGTAATTTATCCATTACTATACCTTTTGAAATATAATTTTGGTTAGTAAGTATATCTTCTTCTTTAGCTGTCATATATTTCATTTCTATAGTACCTGAAGCTAAAGGTGAACCTTCAGGGTATAGAAGGCCTTTCGAAGGTAATTCTACCGTTTCGGTAGGTAAATTGAATTTTGCATCCATAAATTTTATTTAAGTATAACTTGTCTTATTATAAATATATGAAAAATATTTTTTGCCGCAAACAAAAAACCCGACTAAATGCCGGGTTCTTAAATATATGTAAAGTATAATTAGTAGTTTAGGATACAATAATCCATTGATACTGTCATAGTAAGATCAACTTGATCACTAGCAGACCAATCATATTGTCCAAAGTTTGCTGTTTGAATGAATGCTCCTTTGATTATCCATTCTCCTACGATATCTCCTACAGGTCCTAGGATATTTAAAGTTAAATCTTTTTTATAGAAATCTGAATATCCAGCTCTACCTGTTACTGATTCGTAAGATAATCTTGCCCATTCCATTACAGCTTGTGCACCAGATGGTGTAATCGGATCATATAAAGTCATATCCATATCACCCCATTCTCTCTTTCCTCTAATTTTTCTATATGTGTTGATATGATCTAACTTAACGATCTCGTCTGTAAAGTTAGGTGCTGCAACGTTCTTTACCATAAACGATGGAATACCGTCTATAAAAAGTACAAATCTATTCTGTACTTTCGGCTCAAACGCCTGGAACATTATTTCATTTGGATCTAATACTGCCATTTTATACTTTGTTATTTATTATAAATATCTATTTTTAAAATTATGCTCCAAAAGTTGCTCCTGTTGGTTCAACTGTGAAGTCTAGTACAATAAATTCTGCAGTTTTAGCTGGCTGTACAAAGATTTGACCTACTAATTGGTTTCTATCTATTACGTCAGCTGTATTATTTGTGTCATCCATTACGACTCTAAACGCATAAAGACCTTGTCTTTGTACTACTGAATCTAAATATGGATTAACAGCTGCTAAGAATTTGTTTCTTGTATTTACTGTGTTTTGCTCGAATACTAAGTTCTGTGCTTGGTTTCCGATAAACTCTTTTAAGTCGATTAATAATCTTCTTACATTTACTCTGTCTAGAGCAGAAGCTTTAGTCTGTAAAGTCTTTTGACCAAATACTGCAATACCAGTTCCTGGGAATGTAGCAATTGGGTTAACTTTAGCATCATATAGATCATCTCTTTGAGTTCTAGATAATCTTCTTTCTGCTTGAATAACTCCAGCTAATCCTCCTCTAACTAATCCAGCTGGTGCAAACCATGGTGCGTTAGCTCCATCTGTAAATGCATATACTCCTGGTATGAATGTAGAAGCTGGTGCCCATACATTTTTACCTGTAGCTGATTGAGTTTGTAACCAAGGCCAGTATGCTGCTGCATAAGATGAGTTTAATGTATCAGCTTGTCCAGTAACATTTGCCACTGTAGCTCCATGCCCATATAAGTCAGCTACATAAATAGCGTCTCCTCTTGCTTCAGCTAAATCAATTAATTTAGTTACTGTAGCGCTATGGTTATTGTTATTGATACCTGGTGCAGTTATTACATTAAACTTATAATCGTCAGCGTTATTTAATAAAGTAATTATATTTGTATAGTTACCTGTTGTTAAACCTTGAGTTCTAGCTGCAATGTTATCATAATAGTTATCACTTC